TGATTGTTTAGAACTTTATAATAATGATTTAAAGTTATTTAAAGAAGAAAAGTTAAAATATGATTGTGAAATAGAAAAAGACTCTGCTTTATTAGAAGTTTATAAATTAGAAGAATTAATTAATATCATTCAAAAGACAGGTTATCCTATTGTTATTGAAGAAAATAAGAATGAAAAAGAAGAATATGATTATTATGTTGAAATATATGACGCTTATAGAGAATAGACATTTCACGTATCGGACAAAATATATTGATAATGAAGGAAGAAGACATTACACCGTCTGGAATATGTGGTTTGGTTGTTGTTTTAATATTGATGATGTAATTGTAGCGGAATGATGATTAATATAATTAATTTTAAAATGGAATTTAATTGTAAAATATTTGTAAGTTTTGACAATATCCTATATAATAAAGCTAGGTAAAGGTTTGAAAATTTAGAATATTAATGTAAAATAATATAAATAGGTCCAAACAATGATGACATAAAAAGCTTTTGGTATAATAGCTGACGAGCTGACAATACGGTAGACTAACAAGTCTAGAAAAAGGAGCTGTATATTAATGGAAAAAATTATTGAATTGTTGGGGAAAAATGACATTGAGATTACAGATGATCTCAAAAGTGAAATCAAAAACATCTGGGAAGAAAATATTCCTAAAACTGATGATCTTTTTACTCAAGATGATGTTGATGACATAGTAAAAAAGAGATTAGGCAGAGCACAAAGTAGCTATGAATCAGAAATAAAAGAACTTAAAGAAGCTATGGAAGATATGATTGATCCAGAAAAAGTTGAAGAATATGAAACCAAAATCAAAGAACTAGAAAATAAATCTAATCAAAGAGAAGCAGAATTAAAGACCAATTATGAATTACAGCTATCAGCAAAAAATGCTGGAGTAAAAGATCTGGACTATTTCGATTTTTTAGTAGACAAACGAGGTATGAAAGATAGGTTAAAATTAGATGAAGAAGGTGATGTTGTTGCTGTTGATAGTGAAGGCAACATTATGACTACAGAAGATGGAAAAAAATTAGGTGCTTCTGTTGTAGTTAATGAGATAGCAGAAGATAAACCTGATATTTTAAGCAAGAAAGAAGAAAAAGATATTGGTGGTGGAGCTGGAAATCCAAAAGACAAACCCAGCAAAGACAAAATTAAGAATACTATAAATATGATTAAAGAAATGGGTTACAATTCCAAGAAGGAGAGTGAATAAGAATGACTTTAAAGCCGAATACTTCAACAGAACTTGAATTTATTAATATATTAAAATCTAAACACGCTAGATATATTGACGGAGTAAGAGTTATTGATGAAGATAAGGTTGCTGATGATTATGTACCTCCCGGAGCTGTTATGGGAAAGGTTGACAGTTCAGGAAAATATGCTCCAGTAACAAGAGATAAAATCGATACTGCAGGAGCTAATTCTGGTACTGGTGTTATACCATTACAGAATTTAAATGCAAGTGATTTTCATAATTGGCAAGTTGGTGATGAATTAAATATTAAAACTTCTGTTGATGCTGTAAAAGCTTCATTGATGACAGGTGTTGAAGGTGACAATACAGCTATAGAATGGACTGCTGTAGATGCTGGTTCTGCTGGAAATGGTATATCAGTAACATTAGAAGATCCTAGTGGAAATGATGAAAGTCTAGCAGTAACAACTAATCATAATGATATTACAGTTAGTCTTGCTACTGGTGCATCTGGTGACATTACTTCTACAGCTAGTGAAATTATTACAGCGATAGAAGCAGACGCTGAAGCAAGTGCTTTGGTTGCTGTAGATGATTATGGAGATTCTGATGGTTCAGGAACTGTAGAAGCTGAATCTGAAGCAAACCTTACAGGTGGATCTGATGCTAGTGATAATCTAGAAGTTGACGAATCTGCTACTATTACAGCAATAGATGAATCAGCTGGAGAAATAACCGTAGATAGTATTGCTGAAGCTTACGCTGAAGATACTGTTGTAGAGAAATCTGACGGTTCTTCTGAAGCTGAATTTGTTTGCACAGAATTAGCTGATGTGTCAGAAGAAGATGCTATGGTTGGTGGGATAGTACACGGTGCAGTATATGCAGATAGACTTCCCAACTATGATTCATTAGTTGATGAAGATTTACCACAAATCGCATTTGAATAAATAAGTATAAAAATTAAGGAGTGAAATGTAATGCCTAAAACAAAACTGATTGACACTATCGAAAATGAATTCGGTATAAATTATACTGGATTTTTGCAGGAGATTGACGAACCTGAGATTTATATAGGATCACGCTTTTTGCCCGTGGTTGAGGAATATGATTATGATTGGGTATATCATATTTTTGATAATACAACTGCTATGGCTAAGATGATTTCTAGAGCTGATGGAGAAGCACCTATTGTTGGTGGACCAGCTGTTAAAAAGGTAGCAGGTTCTGTTGCTCCCTTCGGCCAGAAATTTGAAGTTAATAAATCCCTTTTAAATAAGATATTCAACCCTAGAAATGATAATGAATTAAAGAATAATTTAAGACAGATATTAGATGAATCAGCAAGAAATATAAGGTCTGCTCAATCAAGGCGTGAGTGGTTACGCTGGCAGGTATTGGCAAAAGGTAAAATCACCTTTGAAGATGGAGATAGTAATACAACTCTATCAGTAGATTTTGGTGTACCAGATGATCACAATATTGAATCTGGAGATCTTGAAGGTGATGCTTGGGATGCTTCTACGCCCAAACCATTAAGTGATATTATAGGAGCTTGTGAAACTTATTATACAACTAACAATATAATGCCTGATGCTATTTTGATGAGAAGGGCTCAAGTTAAACAGCTCACAGGATCAACTGAAGTAGCAAGTGAATTTTCTGATAATGCAACTCGAATTTCGCTGAATATGGTTAATGATTATTTAGCTAGTTTGGGTTATCCAGAAATTGAAGCTTATGATGTCTATGTGAAAACAGAGGATTCTGATGGCAGGCCTACAGTTAGCGAATACTTAATTCCTGCTGGTAGAGTTATATTGGCTCAAGAATCAACAGGTCAGCAAGTTGAAGATGTTGGTAGGTTAGTGATGGGTCCTGTCGCAGAAAATAATTTCAATCCGGGTATATTTACAACTATCTATGAAGAAAATGATCCTAGAAAATACTGGCACTTTATGAAAGCAGAGATGTGGCCGGCTGTTTATAATCCAGAAAAAGTTTTATATCTTGATGTTACTGCTTAATGTTGACTTCAGCCCTCACTGAAAAGTGGGGGCCTCCTTTTAAATAGATAGAAAAGAATAGGTTGTGATTATATATGCTTAATGAAGCTGAAGATTATTTTAATAAAAGACTATGGACAGATGAATGGGATAATGCTAGTGATTCTAAAAAAGAAACTGCTTTAGCTCACGCTCAAAGAGAAATAGATACTTTGGGTTTTAGTCAAAAACTAGATACTGAAGATTATAAAAGAGCTATATTTGAGCAAACTATATTCCTAATTAATCTAAAAGATGAAGATCTAAAGCGCATTAATCTGCAATCACAAGGTGTTACTCAAATAAATATTAATCAAGCAATTAGTGAAACTTATGTATTAAATGGGATAGCTTATGCCCCTTTCATAAAGCAAATTCAGCAGAAATACAATTATCAAGTCGGTGATTTGATATGATAAAAACTTATTTTAATGCTGTAGCAAAATCTATAAAAAAGAAAGTAGATGAAGATGGTTATACCGATCCTGTATTAGAAGAAATTGCTACCGATGTAGAATGTAGAAAATTGCAAGTAGATAAACTAAAACAAGATGATAAAGGGAATGAGCTAAAATCATCTTTGGAAGTATGGTTGCCAAATAATATTGACAGGCTTCCAGCACAGAGTGAAATAGTATTTGATGAAAAAAAATATAAAGTAATATCATCAAAATTTGCTACTGGAATAACAGACAAAATATTTCAGAGGGTGCATTTAGAATGAGTGAAGAATCATTAATTGAAATAGATACAAAAAGTATGCAGAAAGATATTAAAAAAGTACAGAAGGCATTAGAAAAAGCAGAAAAAGAAGCTATAGAAGCTGTACAAGATGAAATGATTGCAATAACTTTTGATCTTTTAGGTGAAGGAATGAGAAGAGCTCCTGTCGCCGAAGGATTTTTAAGAGGTTCAGGAATAGCTAAAATAAATGATCAGCAAACAGCCCATACTGAATCAAGTGGTGGTGGTAATGCGACTATCCAGCGTGATATGAAAAGTATGACTTTGCAAAAGTTAATAAATGAATTTATCGGTGAAGTAGCTTTCACAGCTGTATATGCCACCGTTCAACACGAAAGTCAAGAATTTAATCACCCTCACGGTGGAGAAGCTAAATATCTTGAAAATCCTTTAAAAGAAAAACAACAAAGGTATATTAAAGGCATAGCAAGTGCAGTTGATAGGACACTAGATAAAGGGGGTAAAATATAAATGTCTTTTTGTAGAGAAGTTATAAACGAGCTTGAAAATGAAGGCATAGGAGTTTTTGGTGATGATATATTTTTAGGAACCAGTCCTCAAAAATCTGGTGTTCAATTAACCGTTTATGATACAGGTGGAAATCCTCCAAGAAAAGATAATACAAAATTATTGACATTCCAGTTTATATCTAAAGCAGAAAAATATGTTGACGCTGAAGAATTAATAAAAGTTGCTGATGAAGTGGTTAGAGAAAGATATTATTGCTTTTTTGGTGATTATTTAGTTTTGTTGTTAGAAGCTAGAGGTGAGCCGGGAAGTATTGGCAGAGATGAAAATGAAAGACATATGTTCAGCTCAAATTACAATGCAAGAATCAGAAAAATAAATTATTAGATTAGAGAGGTGAAATATAATGGTTACTAGAGCAGTCAGAAATCCTGGAAACTTTACGGTCGGAGCGTCTGATGTATATGTAGGTGATTATGGAGATGCAAAAGGTGATTCTAGAGATGTAGGGATCACTCAAGGCGGTGTAAGTTATAGTCAAGAAGTGGAATTTAGAGAGTTTGATGACGCTGATCAATATTTAGGTGTAGTCGGATTAGCAAAGATAGGTGAACGATTAGAAGTCACTTTTGCTATGAAAGAAAATGTTTTAGAAAATATGAAATTAGCTTGGGGTTTGACAGCTGATCAAATCAGCGAAGGTGATAATACTGTATATTTTGGTG